CCAACAAAAAAGGGGACCTGTCTCGGTGGCCCCCTTCTGTTTCCTGTTCTCTTAAATTACTGCCCGGTGTAAAGTCATAACCCTTAAGCAGCGGGCAAATCATGAATTTATCCACTATTAACCCCTATTACGAGATAAATTAAAACTTTCCTGCATTGCTTGGCTGTACTTGCTGTTTGGGTTGTATACATCATCAATGGTCACATACACCTTCCCGTCATCACCAACATTCGTTTCAACACTGGCTTTACTGTAGTTATTGACCACAACTTGAGGCCCACTATCTTTTTGATTGTTCAAATAGTTAGTAAGATCTTTGTTCTGGTTAGGGTTCAATACACGTTCACCACCATCAAGCAACCAAGTCCCCTCTTTGGGCACACTATCAATACCATCATGCGCCATACCTGTAAGGTTTACAGATTTGATCTGAGCTGCTTGTGCAACTTGTACTGCTACAGCAGCACCAGCCAAAACAGGTGCAATGTATGGCCCGATCATTGGTATTAATGAAGCAGATGTATAAACGTTTGAGTAAGTCTGTGGTGCATTCATAATTGCTTGAGCAACTGCAAATGCTTTAGACATGGCAAACATGGTTTTATAGGCTGCCGATTGTTCACCCATTAAACCACCCATTAAATCAGCCATCCCCCCCAAAGTTTCAGAAGCAACCCTTGCTCCAAGTGCCGACTTTTTAAGCTCATAATTTTGATCGATCATAAACATACGATCTTTATGTGCTTGCCAAATTGCCTCTTGTTCTGCGGCTGACTCCGAAAGAGCTGCTTGTGCTTCTGCAAGGGCCATAGATTGTGAAGTTTGCCCAAGTCTTTCTTGATCCAGTTGATAAAGATCACTTGAGCCATTTAGGCTTGCGTTAGTGCTATCCCACGCCATGCTCGCTTGGGTTGCTTTATCTAACTTTCCTAATTGCTCTTGAGCTTGTAGTAACGCAATTCGCTTTTGCTGTTCGTCCTTAGAGATTTGTGAATTAAGTAAAATCTGCGAACGCTCGAATGAAAAGCGTATTTGCATATTTTCCAGTTCAGTTCTTAAAAATGCACTCGCATCACTTAAGCGTTGTTCTTGAGCAAGCTTTTCCCAAGCTATTTCCTGTTGTTTTTGACGCTCCAAAGCTGCAGTAATTTCTGCTTTTTTTGTTGTGTCATACTCAACATTTGCATTAACAAGTTGCTTTTGAATATCGTAATCACGTTCAATTTGCTTTATACGATCAGTTTCAAAAGAGAAGTATTGGTTATACTCCTGTTCTTTTTCAGCTTTTAATTTCGCAATTTGAGCGGCATATAAAGCATCCTCTTGAGCAAGTTTTTCTTTTAGCTGCGGAGTTCCACCATAAGCAAATGTGATCTTATCTACATTATCTTGATGCTCCTTAGCTAGTCGTTGAGCTTCGGTGTAATACCGAGCATCGACATCTTTTTTAGCATCATCAATGGCTTTTTGAGATTCAGCTGCCTTATTAATTAATTCAAGTTGATCTGCCTGTGTAGGCATTAAAATTGAATTGTCTACAGTAGATTTTCCAGATACTCCGGCGAACCACTTCTGGAAACCCGGTGCGTAACCAGCAACCTCTTTACGCTTGCTATCTGATAGACCACCTCTCAAATAAGTTCTTAAGCCACCTGCACCCGCATTGTAGGCCATGAGTGCTTTATCCATGGCTCCAAAATCAGCCAAATGTTTAGATAAGTCTTTAGCTGCTGCTGTTGCAATTTCTTCAGTAGAACTTTTGGCATTAAGTCCATATTGCTTTCTAAACACACTCGTTGTTTGGAAAAGACCAATTGCCCCGGTAGGACTTCTTGCTCCGGCATCAGCTCCAGATTCTTGAAGAATCAATGCGGCAAGTGTTCCAGCAGGCAAACCATATAAACTTTCGATTTGAGCAAAATTATTTGTCTTTGCAATGCCTTGCGCACGAGCAATTGCCGCCAACTCGTCTTTACTAAAAGTATAATTTTTTAGATTGAAGTTTTCGCGGGCAGCAAGTAGCACATCCTTTGGCAATGGTGCTTTAAAAGCATTTTCTCCATTTGCTGCGATCTGTGCATCAGCATATGCATTCGCCTTATCAACTCCTATACCTTCTCTTACAAGGGTCTTGATATATCCTTCTCTAAGCACATCTTGTTTGGCTTGGGTAATGTAGTCACGTTGTTTCTGTGTTAAAGACATCCATGCTTTTGCAGAGTCATTAACTGCCTTTGCTTGATCTTGTTGCGCCTTAGTTGTGTCATTAGTTGCGTTTTTAACTAAATTTTGGATCTCTTTTTGACGATCTATAGAATTATTTGCCTCATTGATTTTTGTATCTAATTCAGCAATAAATTTAAGAGTAGTTTCGCTAACCAATCCCTGTTTTTGGAGATCAGAGAAAGCTGTTTTCGCTTTATCTCCACCTTCTTTCAAACTCTTAAGATAGTTTTGAATACCAGTTAATTGTTTAGTGTCTCCTTGAACTCTTAAGTCGTTCTCAAATTGTTCCAAAGCGATAAACAAACTTTTTAATTGTTTAGTTTGTTTATCAATTTCCTCTCCAGCTTCGATACTTTTAAGAGCTAGTTGCGATGCTGTTAATTTTTTATATTTTTCCCTTAGCTCATCAACAACAAGACCTTGATCTTCAAGTGCATCAGTTGCATCTTGCGTCTGTTTAGACATCAAATAATAGGCGCCACCAGCTACAGCCAATTGCGTAAGAAGCATGCCAATCCCAGCAGGACCGCCCAATAATGCCATTACACTTGTTGTTGCGCCGGCTGTTCTAGCGAAGTTTGCTAAACCCACACCGGCACGCACTGCAAACAATGCTGTTTGTCCTAATTGATAGGTCGCCATAACCAAAGCTGGGACAAATCGACTAGCAATACCAGCAGCAACTGCAATCGTAACCGCCTTAATGTCGTCCCAATTCTCTATCACTGTTTCGATAGCAGGAACAACACTATTTACAAGTCTTGCCTCAACGCCCTGCCATTGCAAATCCATCAATTGAAGGTTTTCTCTTGCTTGAGCTAGGCTTTTAACTAAGTCGTCAGACATAATTGCGCCAGCACGCTCAGCAGCATCGCCCCATTTTTTAAAACCTTCTCCACCATTTTCTAACAATGGAATAAGCAATGAAGAATCTGAAATGATTGCTTCCATATAGAACTTCATGTCGTTCGTTGAAGCACCAGCTTTTTCCAATGAGTTGTAAAATAATTGAAGCGCATCAGGACCAGAAAGTTTCTGAAACTGTTGAATTGTTACTCCAACCTTTGGTGCAATATTTTCAAAGAAATCCGCAAGAGGACCACCGCCCGTTTGCTGAAAGTCGCCTATACGATCCTGCATATCCTTCATTTTATCGGCGAAGGATTCCATTGAGATACCAGCAGTTTCGGCACCCTTTGCATAATATTGAAAATCCCGCACAGAACTGTTTGCAAGTTTCGAAAACTTTTGTATGTCATTACCTGCCTGAATGACTCTGTCGCTATAGTTCACAAGCTCTGCAATTGATAACCCAGCAATAGCACCACCCAATGCACTTATCGCAATAGCTGCAACATCAAATGAATCTGCAATCCCTTTACTTGCTGACTTCGCTTTGCGTTCAGCCTGTGATAAAGGCTCAGTAAAGCTGGCTGTTTGCACCATTAAATCAAGTGTTAATCTGCCAAGTGATGTTGTGGCCATTACCTTTCTCCGGGCAATAAAAAACCCCGCTAATTCGCGGGGTTTTTTAAATTAATATTTAATTACTGCTTGCAGTCAACACTCCAAACTTGATTGAATGCAGCTATAGAGGTTGGGTCAGAGTTATACTCATTTTCAAAATATATTTTTTCTTTGGTAACTATATAACGTTGAAAGCCGGTGTAAGCGCCAAAACTATTTTTAGCATTAACTTCACCGCACAACTCCCATTGATTACGAAACTTAGCTGTTTCACCATCTTTTAATTTATCTTTAACCAATTTCTGTACTTGCAAATCAAGATTTTTCCTTTCTTCATCAAGTTTTTCTTTTTCTGTTTTCCCACATCCGAGCATTAAGCAACTCAAAATAGCAATAATTAAAAACTTATTCATGTGCACACCGTTTTTCACTTTTTTTCAATTTAACAAAACGGTGTGTAAATGTCACATGCCCCACCTTATGATAGGGTTAGTTACTATGATACTTCTCAAAATACTCCTCTAATGACAATTCTTCGTCATCATCCGGAGGTGTTTCATGTGGCATAAATATATAAGGATCTACTTTTGTACCTTCTTTAACCTTAAATCCTGTGTAGTGAGCCATCCAACTACCAAAACTTTGCTCTAGCCGGCGACCTAAGTTAAGAGAGCCGTATTTTTGACGATAGGCTCTCCAAAACATCACCTCTGCATGACTAAGATTCTCTTCAGCCTCCTCTAAGGAGCCTCCACCGATTCCGTTGAGGACAAGCTCGGCAAAGAGTTCTCTATCTGCAAGGTCTTCTTCCGTGACTTTCCCATAAAGTTATTAACTTCATCGGCAGCTGCATATAGCGCATTGATCAAACTTGGCTCGGCTTTATAGACGTCGTTCACACTTGAGAAGAAAGGCGTTCCCTTTTGATCAGAGCAAATTGAACCAAGCAACTGAGCCGATTGCATTAGGGTTGAGTCAACCCTTTTAACTTTTGAATCCTCTGGATTCTTATAGTTAAACTCCCACTCGACTGCTTTAGAAACCTCTCGGCTCTCCTTGAAGCTCATTTTTTTAACAAAAACATCAGCTTCAAGTTCAACCGTTTCACCAAGTTCTAACAATGAGTTTTTGGTCAATTTTTTAAGTGAAGCAACATTACTTTCTGTTACTTCAACATTCCATATAACCGTTTTTTTAACTGGAACGTTCAGAGTAGTTATACTCTGCTTTAAGTCTGTAATACTGATCTTAGCCATTTTATGGAGTCACCGTACGTTTAGTATAAGTTACACCCGAAGTTCGTACTAAAGTGAACTCATAACCGATTACTGTATCAACTTCGATGTCATTAGGGGCTGCATCATTTAGATAGCCTTCAAATGACCACCAAGAACGAGTTTCTGGCAGATCAATACCTGTAGTTGCATCATATGTTGGAGGCGTTGTTGAGTGGCTTGAACCTACATACCACTGTAGCTTTTCACCAGATGCAGCAATTTCCAATAATTTGTCATGACTTGTGTTTTCATCATCCAAATCAATACCAATTGCACCTTCACCCGGATCGCGCATCCCGCGTTCATATTCTTTGACATCAGCATCTAGACAGGTTACATCAATCTTTCCAAATGAGTCTTGACCAAACGAAATACGCTTAGGGCAAATAAAACGCACAACGGTTCCCGCAATTACAGTAAATAACTGCGTTTTTTGAGCTTTAACATGTTTAGCCATTAAGAGCGCTCCTTAATTTTTGGCATAAAAAAAGCACCCGAATAGGTGCTAAGTGAAAAAAGTTTTGTGTTTTATTCGCGGTTTACAATCCAACTTACATCAAAAGAATAGTGAGGCATTCCTGTTACTGGGTCCTTATCTGCTTCGCCATAGCGAACCACATAACAATCAAGCTCTATTGCAAAACGGATTGCTTCTGCAACTTGATCAACCACATCTTCATCTGTTGCATAAACATCGATTTGAACAATTGCACTGTCGGAAACAGGCCGCGAATCAAGACTGCTATTTGAATCACCTGAAATAATTTGCCAAGTAACATATGGTGTTTCAGGCTGTTCTGGAGCAGATCCAAAACGCCAAACTCTCAAGATATTATTACTTTCGAGTAATGCTCTTACTGCTGGATCTGCTCTTGCTAATTTAAAAATTGGGACTTTAATCATTAAGCTGCACCTAAAACCACACTGAGTTCAAAATTAAATACTTGAACAAACTTATCTGTTATCTGTTCAATGTTTTCGTAAAGCGCTGGTCTTAAAAATGGGGTGGCGGGCTGTCTACTTGTACCTAACTCAAGGAATCGCCAGTAAAAGACTCGCCCATCTGTTTGATACGTTTTTCCAACACGCCCAGAACGTCTATTTTGGGCATTATTTGTATATGGAATACGTGCCCCACCACGCACTCCCACACGCATAACCAAAGTGTTTTTATTTCTACTTCGGCCATTTTGAACAACAATTTCTTTCCAAATTTTTTCAGGAGTGGTGGGATCATCTAGGCGTTTAACTTTTTGACGGGCTTCATCCCGAGCAATGTTCATTGCCTGCCGCATCGCTTTACGGGCAATACGTTTTACAGTTTTTTCGTTACCAATTGCCTGCATTTTTCTTAAAGCAGGCTCCAAACCATGTATTTGAGTAGCCATAAATCACCCATTCCATGCTTTATCACCTGTTGCAAGGTTGATAGTTAAATACTCACGGCGTGAGTCTGGATCTCGCATAGGGTTACCATCAATCTTGTAATAGTAACCATCAAAAAGAACCCGCATTGTGCTATCAACTTGTTTTGTAGCGCTGCTATATCGCACTTTTGCACGGGCTTGTATCGAGCTATTGGCTGCTTTGGCCGCAATAACATCACGGGTTGAAAGATCAGTAACTTCTGCCCAAATAGTGGCAAAATTAGACCATGAGGTAATTAATTTACCTGTGTTTTGATCTTGGGTTTGGATGGGCTTTTGAATAGTGATGCGGTGTTTAAGCTTTGGAGTAATGCTGGGCATGTTAAACCCCCATTTCTCTAATTGGCTGCAAAATATCCCAATAAGCTTGTGGTTTACCTTCAAGACTTCGGCTGTACTTATACTCAATAAATATCAACCGGGCATTATCTAATTTTTTACAGTCCACAATGTCCGTTTCAGATGTTCGCTCCGACTCGTCCGAAATAATTTTCCGGTCAATATCAGTTGCTATTTCTTCATCTGCTTGGCTAATCCATTCGATAAAGAGTTCATCTTCATCGTTATGATCAACTCGACATTGCAACTTAGCTCGTTCGAGTGTGATCATTTTGAATTATTCCGTCTTGTAGCTGGTTTTGGTGGATCAACTTTTGTTTGGTATTCACGTAAAACTTTATTTTCTACCAAATGCCTTACCACGTTTGGATCTGCGGTTCGAATATCGCCCTCTTTGTAGTCTTTATCTCCAAAGTGTGGGCGTAAAACTTCATATTCTTTCATTTTAGCCTCTCTAAATGGGATGGTGACAAACACCACCCCAAAATGAATTAACCACCCGTAGCAGGAGTATAAGAGCCATATACAAGCGATTTAGGCTTATAAACAGCTAATGCTCCACGGGTTTCAGCAAGTAAGGTACGTTTATTTGATGTGAAATCATCGCCCTGCATACCGATTTGCACAGCAGCGCCCCAGCGCTCAAAGTATTGAGCTGCAGTGTTGAATGCACCTGTTAAGAATTTACCTGCATCCATTGCAGCGGTTTGAACTACAGGCAAGCCCCATAATGTTGGAACCGCTTGTGATTGCGGATTCCCGATGATGTAGTTGCCGTTTGCATCTTTTTGCGTTTCCATCAACGCCCAGTCAATTGGGTTGAGTACATGGCCGTTTGCAAAGTCATCGGCCAATACAACTTGAAGCATTGCAAAACGCAATACATCAAACATGTTTGGCGTTGCTGGAGCACCTGCAGGCGGAGCATAAGCAGTCGCTTGAGGGATTAAGCCAAGCATATTGCCATTGGTTCCATCACCAGCAAGAATTTGCTTTTCAAGCTTGATGTCAAGACCATGGCGCAAAATGTTGTCAATGAATGACTGCAATGCTGGTGCATCACTTAACATTTGAGTGGTCGTTTTTAACCAGTGAGCAATTACAACTGCTTTGGCATCTTTATCTTCAAATGTAATTCCAGATTCTGGCTTGTTTGCACCTTCTGCAACTACTGCTGCATTATTGGTGAATTCTTTCATTTGAACATATTCAATGAGATTCCCGCTCATGCTGCCACCCGCCAAAATATCGCGGATTGTAAGACGCATTTGATTTGGTAATTGCAGGCCAAGATTGGTAGCTGGAATGATTTTTCCAACTTCTGTTGTACCAATTGTGTTTTTTAACTCAACACGTTGAATACCACGATACTGCGACTCAGCAGCATTTTTATATTCTGTAGTTTCAATAAACTCACCACCCATGGTTTGCTTTTTGGTTTCAACTTCACCATTACCACGGCGTGCAGCTTTCTGCTCCAGTTCTGTCAGTTTGTTTTTAACTTCATTTAACGTAGTTAAAGCTTCGTCCGCTTTATCTTTGGCGCTTTGTGAAATTTCTTCACTTTTTGCTTGTTTGCCTTTGAACTCTTCGGCGATTTCTTTAACTGTATCAACGTGTTTTTGGAACTCTTGAGCGAGTTGTTCTAAAGTTTTTTCAGTCATTGCTGATTCCTCGTAAAATATTTAAGGCATTTGAAATTGATTTCGCTTTTTCGTTTTCACCCTCTGACTCGCTCAAAAGATGACGCAAACCCTTACTAGCGATGACAGTGGCTTGCGTTTTTGAAAATCCTGACTCTCTCAGGAATTTTTCAAATTCTGGAAGGGATGGCAGTTCGCCATCTTGTAATTTGGATTTGACGGAACTGATTAGGGTTTCTGGATTGGAAGGAAAGGCAACAATTGAACCTTCCACTAACTCCAGTTCCAGCAGTTCGCGGATTAGTGAGTCTGGATCGCGCCTATAAGACTTGGTGATATAGCCAATGGACATGCCATCAATCGCGCCAACCTTCATCAGCGCATAAATAGCTTTAGCTCGCGGCACATCGTCAATTAAGAGACGACCTTCTACGTACAACCCTTTTTCGTCTTCACGCATTTCGGTAAAAATTCCGATTGGTTCAGATGGGTTGTGATCCCAAAAGATTGCTGGGTACTTGCCTTTTGCCTTCCACTCTTGAAGAGTTTTGGCAAATGCACCTTTGCGGATGATGTCCCCATGAGAATCAAGGTTGTCAAAAGCAGCTAAGTAGCCAGAAAAAAAGCCACCCTCTTGGGTGGCTTTGATTTCTAAAGTTAGTTTAAGTCTATCCACTGGTTTTCCCTTGATCTTTCAATCCGACCATTTGCATTTGAACCATTAGCTCATCGCCACCCGGTAAAGGCGCCAAGTCTTCTAAATCCCGCACTTCATTACGCGTCATAACACCGTTTTGAATCATGTTTGTGTAGAAACCTGAGCGAGTAGCACTGTCGGCCCGTAATAAGCCTTCAACCGCAAATTTTGGCCGGTACTTGTATTTTTCACTTGGCAAAAACAATCTCTTTGTGATTGTTTGCTCATATCTAACTAATTGAGGGTTAAGCGAATAGGTCAAAAACCCCCTATTAGTCTGCTCAAGACTTGAAGCCCATGAGCTTGCTTTGTTTGTATGACCAATTAACTGAGGAGGAACACCAAAGGCGCGGCATATTTCTTCAATGCCAAAATAACGAGATTCAAGTAACTGGGCATCAACGGGATTGATTCGAATACTATTTGAGCCAGAAAGCTTCATTCCAGCCTCAAGCACCATGTACTTACCAGCATTCTCAGGTTTACTGAACTCACTTAAATGGTTTCTTAGTCTTTCACGCTGCTCTTTAGTTAAAGTTTGCTCCCCAGTTTCAAGGAAGCCCCCAACTTTTAAGCCATTCTTAAACCAGTCCTGAGCTTGGTTGTTTGCATCAAACTGCATTCCAATCGTTTGAGCAAAAAACTGAATAGCAGATAAACCAACAAGCCCATCAAGAGTAAAACCCTTGAAATGCAAGATTTGGTCTTCCGAATAGGTTGTTGTTTTCCCATTTTCAGTGTAATGAAAATCAATCGCTCCCAAATCATTACGTTTTACAACCATACCACTCGGGAAAAGTGGCTCAAGAGCAATTACTTTTCCGCTTGAGTCTTTTGTAATAAGGTTGTATGCATTCCCCCATAAGTCAACACAAGCAACTTGAACTTGCCAAAACTCACTTGCACACATATCGGCATTGGGTGAATCGTGCAAAATACGGTAAAGGTAATGATCAGTAGCAAGACGTTTATTGTTGTCGTACAACTGTAAAGGAAGAGTTGAGATAGTTTCAGCTCTTAATTTTACACACGCCCAGACTGCGGAAAGTTTCAAAGCTGTTTCTGGTGTGACAACCGATCCACCGGGTGACAAATAACTATCAAATGGATAAGACGAATCGCCTTTTTTTAATTGTGTATTTCCAGTCAATCGTGACCAGAAGCGGGACCAAAACCCCGGCTCTTGTGTGGTACTCATGCTATCACGACATCCTCTAAGTATTCGTCAATATCAACGCGATTGGCAGGCTCAGGATTGCTTGACATCAAAGCAACTGCGTTAAATGTGGCAATCAATGGGTCAATCTTCCCAACACCTGATTCTTGCTTGGTTATTCGCATACCATTGCCGACCATCACGACACGGGCATTACCTGCCGCCCAAGTCATTAGCTGTTGTCCAGCATGGTGCAGATTGCCTTCTGCCAATTTGCGCTCAGTAGTAAGGATGTAGGACATGAGTTTGTAGCCTTGTGGCACAGCAAACATGCTTTCCTCTGGAATTCCTGCCTCAAGTAAGCCATCTAAAAGACCGCCTAAGCCCAATGGATCTAGTCCGATCTTATTAAGCTTTCCACTGTCATAAACCTTCTTAGCAATTGCTGCGAGTTGGTCAATGTCATCGCCTATTCGGTCAACAACAGTTAGAGAACCCTCAGACTTGAAGTCTTCATACTTAGGCACATTCTCTTTTCTGCGCTCTAAAGCAATCTTATTTGCCCATGCATGATTCCATAGCCACCAGATACGAGGATCTTCTGTTAAACGACCTAAAGCAGCGAAGCCAAGTAAGTCGTCGAGACCACCGCCATCAATACCCAAAGTAATGACATCGGATAGCTCAATTAGTTGGTCGATTTGGATATCTTTAGCTTGAGCATTCCAATACTCTGCACCCGCCCACCGGTTAGCACGAAGGTTCATGCCGATTTCAATGTTTAAGTGTTTGGCCAAGAAGTCTCTAAGAGATTCTTCACTAGCATCTTTAACTTTGTTAAATTCCGAAATCAGATATTCAAGATCAACCGAAGCACCCAAGTTTGGGTTTGTGATGTAGAAATTTTCAGGTTTTAAATGTTCGCCTGCTTCTACAAGATGCTTAGGGAATTCATAAATAAGTGGTAGAAAACTTTTATCAACTTTAATTCCGTCACGTACATCTCTGGCATAATCTAAAAGCTGCTTAAATACTCCACATGGCACTTCATCCGACATGGTAGACAGATAAATCACACAACCTTCTGGACGAGATGCTAAACCACCCTTTGCTTCACGGAACATTGATTCAGCGTTGGCACGTTTCCCGAATAGCCAGACCTCATCTATCAAAATGATTGAAGCTTTCTTACCAGCTGCAGCGTTAGATTCTGCTGCAATAACTTTAAGTGTTGCTCCGGTACCTAGATGCGTAACTGTTTTTGTGTGCTCAGATACATTAAATCTTTCACTTAATTCTTCATCTGCGCGTATGAAATCCCGGATTGGATTAAATGAGTTATCAGCAACTTCTTTAGTAGGCGCAAGAATAATTAGTTCGGCAGATTGTCGATCATTAAGAATTAATGCAGTAAGCATAATGCCGGCGGCAATCGTAGATTTAGTATTCTTCTTCGAAATCAAAAGAAAGAATTCACGAATTAATCTGCGCTTTGTGCTTGGATCATATGCGCCAAAGATTGCACGAACAAACTCGATCACCCATTCCAATGTGACATCACCCATCTTAGGGCTACCCATCACATCAACAAGAATTAACTCTTTAAAGATACGCTCCGCTACGTCAGCCACTTTGGGGAATAATGGCTTACACGGCATTAACGATTGTTTAGAAACAATACGGGTCGCCCAGTCTGGGCAAGCTGTAGTCCAGTCTGGTAGTTTTGCAGTCATTTAAATGGTCCATGAAAAAACCGCCCGAAGGCGGAATAAATTTGTATGACAGGTTGCGAACCCCTGCTTTAACTACGCTGTTTCGCCCACTGCTAGCGGGTTATTACGTTGGCAGTTGTGGTCCTCCTTCCTCCAACGCACCGTATCGCCTACGGATCCATACAAAACCTTTTATTGATTAACAATCAATTGATAATCTTCTTCGGAAAATCTGGAAAAGCACTTGCGACATTGATAAGTAATCTTCACCAACCTTTCTGTTGCTGGCAACTTTTCAATAGAGTCATGACAGCAAGGGCCATCTTTGATATTTTGAATAGTGATAGTTTCACCACTTACGGTTTCGTATTCTAGACTTTGCATGCAAAGTTCCTCTTAATAGTTAGCTTGGCAACTGATTGTCCAATGTGGCGTATTTTCCTGTTCTGGTCGCTTCCTTTGCCTTGTCTTGTTTAGTTTCTTTTTTGCCTTTTTCCGCAACCTTCCCGTGTTTATAAGGCAATGCTGCAATTGCTGCTTGCATTCTAAGTGGCAGCTTGTTGCCATTGAAGTTCATGACCTTAATTAAAAAATCTAAAGGATCATCACCTTCAAATTGAAATTCCTCAATAGGGTTTTCATCTTCACCACTATTTTCGGGTGTATCTTTAGGTTTAACTTTTGGTGAATTAGATGTTAAAGAGCGCCCTTCTTTTTGGGCCTTTAACATTTCAATATAGACAATAATTTCAGGATCTTTTGCTAACCTAGCACCTGCGGCGGATGCAGTTTTTTCCGCATAACCTGCTGAAATTGCTGCTTCTTTATTTGTCTTGCCGTCAACAATGGCAAGAGCAAATTTTTCCATTTTCTCTGTTAATGCCATTGCTCTACCTTTAACTTGATTTTAACTTTTTGCTTTAACTTTTTCTGAGAGGGAATTTTTTTTGTGCGTGCGATGGGGGGCGGTGTCCAACGGCGAAGGGCTTGGAAGTTTTGACATCCCCCCTGCCTGCTGGATTTTTTGCATCATTATGGTGCTTCCTGAACATGTTCAAGAATCTTCTTCTTGCCATCGTCATTCACAACACAACAAATCAAACTACCGCTTCGCATATACAACATAGCGTTATAAATGTATTGGCTGTAATCTTTCTGTCCATTCCAATTAAAAACGGCGCCTTCAAGGCCCTGTGGATCAAAGTAGATGTCAGAGCCTTTGTCTGCATCTTTCACATGAACTAGTTTTGAAGTCATTCAGCCATCCTCTTCTAAATACTTTTGAACCAACTCATCATCATTCATTGCCGGCTCTCCTGTTGGGTTTTCTTTTTATGGCATGGAACACAAAGAGACTGGAGGTTTGATTCATCATCCGTTCCACCTCTTGCCACATTCACAATATGGTCAAGCTCTAAGTCTTTAGTGACGATGCCACAACATTGACAGGTCCACTCATCACGTAAATGGATCTTAGCTTTAAGACGGCGCCACGGACGGCCACCTCGACCAGAACCCCAATTGTTTTGTTTAGGGTTCTTCTGGGTTTGTGCGGGTGCCTGTAGCGTCTGTAACTTGTTCTTGAATGTTTGGAGTTTTCATTTAAGTTTACTCGCGCATCTACACCATTAAGTAAGTCAATGGATATCCAATCGATATCCAAACCGTCACGTTGATAACTTTGAACCAGTTTAACTAATTCAAGCTCCAGTTCTTTGCGCTTCAATTCAGGAGTTCTATGCTGTTCCTGCAAATACAAAATGGTTTTATCAAACGACTTTTGAAGATCATCATCAATTACAAAGAAAGGCTGGCCTCTATTCATTGTCTTCACCCATCTAGTGATCCTGACCGTTGTGCTGGTTCACTATCTTCAAGCATTGATAGAACTTCGGATAACTGAGCAGATTGTTCTGCATTGATTTGGACGATCAAGCTATTCTGTTCAATCAACTTATTGTTTTGCTCTATCAGCTTAAGCACCACGTCTTGCAAATTTGAATCATTGCTCATTTTGATAACACCACTTAAGGTCATCCGGGATAATCAACATCACGCCCAAGTCTCTATGTGCATAAATGTTGATCTTATCCAGATATTTGGTGAATTCTTTAATGGTGGCCTTCTTGCTTTGCAGGTGGTCTTTAATGAAGGTATTGACCAAAACTTGGTAATCCTTTTCAAGTTGACGGCGCTTAGGTCCATCGAATGCTTGAATAACATCTTTAAAGTTCTGCAAAGCCATGTACTTTTCTGCAGTCTCTTGCCGACCCTCAACATAGATCCGGGCAAGAAACTTTTTCTTAAAAAGTAAATGAAGATCATCCTTTGAATTACCGGTCTTTTGCCTGATCTGTTCAAGCCAAGCCCAGTAAAGCCGATTTTGTGCGGCGCTCCTGTCGTCTTCCTTCTGATTGATTCTAACGACTAAAGGTTTGCCTTCTGCGGCTGCTTTGGAGTGGTTATTGTTCAGATAGTTAATTACCTGAACAATCCCAGAATAACTATTGATTGGGAATGTTGCTGGTTCCATATTCCCACCTATACCTTATTCATCCACAACGGGACGTTTACCAGCTTCTAAAACTGGAATGTTTGCCTCAGTTGGGACATATACAATTTGTTGAATCTTGCCATCACGTAAAGCATCACCAAACGCACCAATAAACTCTTGTTTGCGGTACTCTGGATAATCTTTTGCAGCTTGACCAATAGTTTTGATCGCTTCTGCACGCAACTTGGCACTTTCAAGTTCAGCTCGCGCCGTTTGAACCTGAATCATTTTTGACTGTTCTGCTTCTGCCAATAGTGCTTGACCATTCATGCCTTGCTTCCACACTTTATAGTGAGGCCATGCAAACATAATCAAAACAATGACAATTAAAATGGCAAGAAAGCAAAGTGCGGCTAATACCACATCAGCTTGGCCTTTCTGGTTGGTTTTCATTTCTCGCTTCCTTTTTCTAGGCACAAAAAAGAGCCTTTCGGCTCCGATTAAACTAAAAACCACCCGAGGGTGGCTTAATTCTTTCTAGTAAATTGGTTTACCATTTTCTCTATTAATTCTTGTGTGAGATTTTCAGGGTACGAAATCCTAACCTCATATCCAACAATAGTTATGATGCCATAAGGCCCATTTGTTCCAGCTATTGGGTCATATGAACCATCATCCATTAATACTTTGATGAAAGAAAAATTCTCACCGTCATATACAGCCTCATAATCAACATGCTTAACCATTGTAAATCCTTACACCAATTACGTTGGTTAAATCATATCAAAATAAATCTTGTTCTGACTCAAGCATTGCGTTGGTTCGCTTAAGCCATTTATTAAATAGCTCCTCGCTTTCCTGTCTGCTCCCTAGTTGGTAGGTATCAAATAAATGATGGCAGGAAAAACACATAGAAACAGTTTTAGAGTCGCAAGCCTTAATGGATCTGCCCTTACCGTCTTTACTAGAATTAGAATGCGCGGCTTGGCTTGGTGCTGGTGCACCACATCTCATGCATGGCAGCTTGCGTACTTCGGCTAATCGTTTGGAGTCACGCATTCAACATGGACCGTAAATTATTAATCTTGTTTTTCAATCGCATTATGATGCGGTCTATAACAAGCATTTCTTCGAGACTCAATCCAGTACGAGATAAGTTCTGGTAACGGCTTAACTCTTCCGAATATTTATCAAGATTCTTTTTGGCTTCGTTTGTATCCATGTTCACCCCAATCCATTTGACTTAGACGAAGTGAGCTACTCCTTAGCTTTGATATCCACTTTGGCAAGAGGCTATATCTATGCAGCACACTTCTCTAAATTAAATGGCACGCCATGCAGGACTCGAACCCGCATCAATCACACTAGAATTATGATGTCTTATCCAATTAGACGAATGGCGTAAAAAATAAAAGCCCCGCAAATGCAGGGCTGTAAATAAATTCAGTTTAATTTTCAACTTTGCAGATGAGCATCTAATGCTTTTTCAAGACTTGGGATTTCTGTGCCATCTACTCTGCCATGGTAGCCTTTTAAATAAATTAAATATCTCGTGTCATCTCTATCTAAATGATGATAGTAAATAGAATCTACATTAACCTTACCTGATGCAACATCAACACCATCGTCATTGATAGTATTTGGATAAAATGGCGTAAATCCATCCTCATTAAATTGCAATTCAAATGAACCATCATTAAGTCTAATTGTTTCTAAACGAACTAGTTTCATACCACACCATTAATAAAGTAATTTGATTAATAATGCGGCATGTTAATTGGAAATGCAACGACTTGATTTAATATAAGTCATTGTATTCTCAATAGTAAATTAAATTACTTTAATCTTTCCACACTTTCTGCATTCTTTCTGATTGAACATGTCGGATTCACACTCCCAAACATGAAAACAGAATACCTGCCTGATGATTCGGAGCATGTGAACCTCCAAAAAAATAGCCCTACGTTTAAGCATCGACTAGAAATCCAGTCCAGCACATCGGAATCCAATGTTCTAAGCTCGTAGGGCATAAAAGCAAAAAGCCCACCGTTTGGCGAGCTTCTTTAAGATCAGTGACACTTGCTTATACTTCGTACCACTTATCACGAATTTAAAGAACTATTGGCGCCAAGTCAAGGGTTTTCTTTGGTTTTCTTACTTTGGCTTGTTTTTCGGTTAATTTACTCCGCAATGTATTACGTTGCCCAACAATATAGGCAATACCACACTTTAAATCTTGTCTCACGGCGTTACGTGAGCATTTGCTAATGTCAGCAATAGTTTCCTCACTCAACCCATGCACGTAATACAACACTACAAAATCTAGCCATTCTTGTAATGTTGGGTTTGGGTTCATTCGTAAATCACGCAATAATCCACTTACAGCTCTCGCCTCATCAGTAGAGATTTTGCACTGTGGCAATGAGCGCTTTCTTGCATCACGCTTTACGCCTTCTACAGAATCAATCAAGTAAGTTAAGGTGTTACGTGTACCCAAATAAGTTTCAGCATTATCTTCATTAATCCATGCCCCAAATTGCTCTAACCAATTCTCAATTGTGTACTTCTTCCAATTACAAGCTTGTAATACATGCGGTTTATTATTCATCATTCCACCTTACCTTTTGCTTCACTTTCTTTCTTGAATTGATCTAATAATTTATTTCTACCCAACTTCACATACAGGCAAGCTGCCGCTCGTGTTTCTGGTGTTCTTACACCATGGTTATATGCACAACGCAGGGCCATCATCTCTTTGTAGGTCCATTTTTCATTCATGCCTCACCACCCTTGAGCGCTTGCTCTAACTTCTTGCCAATCTCAAACATTGACCAGCTCTTTTGAAGGTCTGATGCAATAGACATAGCTTTTGCAATGATTAGTCCTTGTTGATCCACCCGCTTTTGCAGCTCTGCTTTCTCATCTCTTAAACCAAGCAGTTTTTCAGCTTGTGTTTCAATCACTTCGTTTTGATAAACGAGCTTTTGACCTTGCTCTTTTATGTTGTCGTTAAGCATCTGATTTCTGCGTTGCAGCTCCTCCACTTTCGCTTGCATTGACTGCTGACCAGCTTCATATGCCTCCTCTATGCCAACTGAATATGGAATTTTTCCGTTACTAGAACACCACTCAATAAATGTCATTGGTTTATCCATCTCAAACATCCTTTGATTTACACAGCGGGCTGATGCGGTTTTCTATGGGGAAGTCGTCGCCCATATCATTGTCAATGCGGTGGCCTGCTGCTATTTCTTCTGGGGTGGCGTGGCGAATATCTGCATAAGGAGGGAATTCACTAAAACACTTAGCTCCTGCTTCATCCCAGCATTCACGAACAACAATTGAGTCGTCCAAAACAGCTTTGACATAAAACAATCTTTGATGCGGCAAGCTGTGATATACGATCTTTTCACCAACTTTGTATTCTTTAAACTCACTCATGGCTGGCTCCTTTTTCTGCATCACACGTTTCACATTTATCTATATGCCCCCACCCATCATCTCGAATGAAGCCAAACCCCTTACAAGCCTTACATTTGACTTTCTTTTTCTCACCCACCAAGAAATATCGATCTTTCTGGTTGTAGGTAATATCAATAGAACCTGAGTAATAGCGCCTTAACGCCCCATCAATATGAAATTCGTGTGGACCTACACAAAACATCCACCCCGAATCCCCGCCGCACTTTGTAAACCATGTGAAATATGCTTCTCTCCATTTCACATAACGGTCAGACAGATGAGGAGTCAACAATTCAATTAAACGTGCTCTAAGCATCTCCATGCTTGCTGACATATCTCCATAGTGATATTCAAGATCGTAGCTATACTCGCCTGTGTTATATCTAGTTGGCATGAGATTCACCGCCTCCATATATTGATTCGTAATCAACAATTGCTCTTTCTAATGCTTGCTTCACTTCAGGTGCGGTGTAAGGTGAATTTGCATATATCTTGGCTCTTTCAACTGTGTAGTGCTCAATCACCAAAGCAACTGACTCCATAAGACGCTTGAGGTCATCCATGTTCACAAGCTCAATTCTCGGATTAAAACGATCTGAATACTTTTTTGCTTTGGTGCAGTAACACAATGTTGAGTAGTAGCACTCCATATATTTACTTGGGATGCCTTCAACAACCTCTCGCGCCTTATCCAATCCTTGCTCACGAATAAACTGTTCTGGTTTCATTGGCTGCGCTCCCACTTGTCATAACAATAAAAATTTAGAAACAGGATTAGTAAAATTACGATTAAATACCCCCACCAAAATTGCTTACGCCCACACAAATCAAGAAGGGTCAATGTGCAAATGAAGTAAAAAGTGCTGTCCATGAAGGCCAATGGAAAACGAAAGGTTGTTCGTTTGTTTTTGGGTTGATGAGTCTTGGCAACCAAAGCTGCTATAACCAAACCCAGAAAAGTTGAAATACAAATAAGAACCATGATTGATAAGAACGTTTTCATATGAAGCTTCCTGAATTATCTTTACTTTCAAGAGCTGCCAATTGATCACTATGCACATTTGAGAAGCGGCTATAGTCCAGCTCAGAACAAAGAAAGGTTTTGCCTACTGAGCCGTCACGCACTTTTGCGGCGTTCACTTCAAGCAAACCGGGTGTTTTTGACTTCTCGCCGTTGTAATACTCATCCCGGTAAAGGAATAAAATTACGTCAGCATCTTGCTCAATTGCTCCAGATCCGCGAAGGTCTGACATAATTGGTCGCTTATCTGATCGGTTTTCCAATTGACGACTTAATTGCGATAAAGCAAACACTGGGCAATTAAATTCCATTGCCACGCGCTTCAATGAATCTGAGATATAAGTCAAACGGTCATTTTCAGACGCACTTGCTGGCAAATGCGGTGTAATAATTTTTTGTAAGTAATCAACAAAAATGGCACCCAGCGAACCCTCTTCCGATCTCACTTTGCGCGCATGCTTTCTGATATCAGAAATTGTGACGGCGCCATCCATGATCATGAGAGGCGAATTTTGAATAACTTTTGCAGCCTCAGTAAAACAAGTCCAATCTTCGCCATCCAACTCAGCATTTTTGATTTTTGAAAGTTTAAGATCCCCTACGCTTGAGATGATCCGCTTGGTGATTGCATCTCTTTTCATTTCGATGGATTCAATCAAAACCGGCTTACGTAAATTAGTTGCAATATTGGTTGCCAAGTTCAAAGCAAAGGCCGTTTTACCCATACTTGGACGAGCTGCAATAACAACTAAATCGCCGTTATTAATTTCCCCAATTCGATGATCAAGAGCTACAAAACCAGTATTAACCCCACGAACTCTGTATTGACCGCTCATCCTTTCAGTTTGGATGCTGTTGATCTCTTCCATTATTGAAATTACAGAATGAGAAAGGTGCTCTACATCACCCTTGTTAGACACGGAATTAATATTGCTTAAGAGGGTATTTGCCTTTTCCAAAACATCATCGGCAGATCCATAACCCACATCATTTGCATAAATCTGAGTTTTTTTGCCAACATCTCGAAGCTGCCGTCTAAGGTGCAATTCCTCCAGCATCTTGATGTATGACTTAAAGTTGATTGCTTTGCCTACGACATTCCCTAATAGCTCAATGATGTATTGTTCATTGATACCTTTTGACTCTGCCCCAAGCGACTTAATTGCTCTCAAAACTGTAAGTTCATCAATAATTTCACCACGCTCATAAAGTGAGCGCATAGCTTTAAAAATCACTTGATGAGTATGAATAGTGAATAAATGCTCATGCATTTGTGCCACATAATCAGCAGCCTCACTAATCGTCAGAATTGAAACCAGAACAGAGGATTCAATGCTTGGATCTGACAATGGGTCCTTTTCAATACCAGTTACATTCAAATCATTAGTCATTCTGTACCACCCTCAGCATAGGCTTTGCCATATTGGACACGCACTGGCGTTGGTCTGAAAACTTGCTGTTCCTGTGGTTGCTCAGAAGACTGGTGCGCTACGTTTGGCTCTTGCCCAGACATACCAATGAACCGATCAAGTTTTGTTGCTTCACGGCAAATTAACTCAATGTCAGTAAAGTTGTTTTGAAGGTGGTATTCAGACTTGGAGCAATTAGTAATTGCCAATTTAATGTCTTGAACTGTGTAACCCTCCTTGAGTCTGGCTTGAATCTTAGTTTTACGTTTATTGTCCAAAACAGTACGGCTGTTTTTGTTAAACGTTGTTTTCCAGAATTCAAAGATCTCTTGGATTTCTTCTTTGAAACTCTCTTTTGGTTTTTCAGCGGGTACAGGTTCGCCGTTAGGCGGACATATATTTATATTATTTCCCTTATGTTCTATTACTTCTCCCTTAAGAGCAGAATTCGAAGGAATTCCGCTAGATTGATTTTGGCTTTCTTTTGGAGTTCCGTTGGAATTCCGATGGAATTCTTGTGGAACACTTGTGGAAGACTCAACCCAATCTTTTGGACATCCAGCAGCTATCCATTGTTCACTTGTTGGAATATCTATGGATTTCTTGCCTTCTGACTCAAGCTTTTTGTTGTATTTCCGCATTCTGTCCGCAAATTTTGCGTAGTGATGGCCCTGTTTTGATGCCCAGCTTTCCTGTGCTTTCTCGCAGATTGTTGGGTGATAGATGCGGCCATCATTGCACTCTTTCCAGCCATGCAATGCCTCAGCTTTAACCTTTACCCATTCCCCAATGAAGCGACCAAAACCCGCAAGATTTGCAAGAATACGATCATCATTTGGAAGTGATCCAGCAGGCACTTGATGCCATGAAGCACACCAAAGCAAAACACCTGCCTTAAATGCTTCCCCATCTGTAATAGCTGTGAAATCGCTGTCTCTGAAACGCACCACATCAAGTGGCATGTATGCAAAGTCGCGTAAATCCACATCACTATCAATTAATGGATCAGGCAAAATTACCCCGCCATCAATAGAATTATTATCGTGCATTACAACTTATCCTTTGCTCTTAGACGGTTAATTACAGCGCTCTCAAATCGATTCAAAAGTGCATAAAGGTGAGAATGTTTTTGCAGGTCCGCTATAACCTCCCCAATTGGATGGGAAGTTTTGTTGAAATCTTTTTGAACGCCCAAAGCCTTTTCAGGTTCTTTGCGAGATTCCTTGTACTCAGCTATTGAGTCTGCATATGCGTCATGATCAATTTGCCATTGAGTAAGGACTTGATCCTCCTCATCATATGGGCTTGCACAGTCTGAATTTTGTGCTAAGATTTGTTCATTCATTTTGGTTTGCTCCAAAACACAAAACCGCCTCTGCTGTAACAGATGGCGGTTTTTTTAATTTAACGATTGACTCGATTTGCTAAGTAAATCCGCCTTTAAAATCCCTTTTGATTCAATTTCTAAAAAGGCCTGTGTTCTTAGCGGAATTCCTTCTTTTTCCCACTTCCATAAGGTAATTCTAGAAACCAACATCTTTCTTGATAGCTCCTGTTTTGAGCTACAATCGTGGTAGTCCAATAAGTCTTGAAGGTTCATAGGTTAACTTAAATTATCCATAAAGTTAACTTAAGTTATCATGCTGGGATTTTATTTTCAATATAGTGTGTTAATATAAGTTAACCAATTCACTGCGAATATTGTTATGGAATTACATGAAAGAATTGTCCAGAAAATGAAAGAAAAAAAGTTACGACAAGTAGACCTAGCCTTGGCAACGGGAAAGTCAAAAGTAGCAGTATTAAAATGGATAAATGGAGAAAATGTACCTAAGACCGAATCGCTTAAGAAATTAGCAGAATTATTTGGTGTTTCAGATAGTTGGTTAATGCATGGTACTGAAGAAAAACTGGACAATAATGTTGTTTTAAGTGAAAAGATGCCATCAGATGGTCGTCCTGTTCCAGTGATATCGTGGGTTGCAGCAGGTTCTTTTAGTCCCATTGAAACTGTTTTAAAAGATACTGAAATTGAGGAATACCTTCCCCCAAATCGTAGATGTGGAAAAAATGGATATGCATTAAAAGTTGTTGGATACTCAATGGCGCCAACTTTCTTACCCGGTGACAGAATTTATGTAAACCCAGACATACAAACATTTGATTTAAAAACGGATGATCTTGTAATTGTTGCATGTGCTGGCGACTCAGAAGCAACCTTCAAGAAATTAATAATTGAGGGAGAAGGCTCAAGTAAGTTTCTTGAACCATTAAACCCTGATTGGCCTGATAAAATTATAAAACTATCAGAAGATTGCAGACTTGTTGGGAAAGTAGTAGGACTTTATAGGGATATTTACTAGCAAATTCACGCCAATAATAAGAAATTTTTATAAAATTTGCCCACTTTTGTGGGTTTTTTATTATCAAAAAAATTAACTAAAATAAATCAAAAATAATTATTGACGCATTTAGTTAATTTAAGTTAACCTAATTTCACAAACACAAAAAGCCCCACACTGTGGAGCTAATTTTAAACCTAGATGCTTTCTCTGTCCTCTACCAAAATTTCAGAGCAGCATCGCTATAACTGGTGCTTTATTATGAACCAAATCACAGATATTAGTCAACAGGACTGCATTAGCCCATACCTTCGCTCATCAAACAAAAACAAGACTCCTGAAAAGATGCTTGCCCAAATTAATGCATGGTTGCTTGATGAGGACTTTTGTCATTATTTTTCAATTCAAATACAAGGCCAAGAGGTTTATCCATTCGGCGTGATAAATCGTCCGTTCTTTCATCTTGATCAAGCAGAAAGAAAGCTAGAAAGCTTAAAAAGCGCAAACCCTAAAATTTGTTACTACATGAGTTATGGTGCTTTTGATAAATCAATCTTAGATTTTGAAAATGAAAATGCCCCTATGTGGGAGCGTGCTTGGCTTAATCAACATGAATTCCGTTTGATCAAATTGAATGTTGAAAAAATGGCTGAAGAAGATTTAGTTAAGCTAATTCCAAACTATAAAGATGTTCTAACTTGGCAAGCAGAACAAAACACAAGTCAAAGCTGTCATTACTACTTTTCTCAATCTTTTGATGATTCAGAAAATGAGATTACCACATCATCACCATTCTATTTCAACCTAAAAGATGCATTGATAGCTAAGTTGTATTTTGAAAAAACAATGCCTAAACGCCGCTTCAAAATTCATTCTGGAGTTATGTCTACACAAGGATTAATGAAGCTTGATGGTGGAACAAGTGAACACTCTCAAGGCTTAGTTGATGCTCACAAAGAGCGCTTAGCTTCACTTAAAAAATAAAGGGGAATAATCATGCGTACTAGTTCACAACTTTTTCCAGAAAACAAAAGCGTGACTGTGGATGACCTTATTGCAGCTCGTAGTGAAGCTAAGAATGATATGGGTGATATCAATGCCCTACTGTCCGCAATTGAGCTAAGTCTTGTTGAAAAACTAAAGGATCACAACTTAAGTAAGTTTGCCTTTGATAAAACCTTTCGCTTGATTGATATTGCCAAAACTCAAGCAGATTTATCTCAGGATTATCACAACGGTGAGCTTGCTCAATTAACTGGTGGTCAATACCAACTTGATGAGTTGAAAAATAATATTACACACCTAGAGGTTGTCCCAGAGACGCAAGTAATCAACACAAATCATTTAGCTCCAGCGAATGCGGCCATCTCTAAAACACTTACAGAAGGTTTTAAGAATGACGGACGGCGTTAATTACGCCGACCTCTCTAGGGAGGTTCTTTTTAAGGCGTTTTTATTATGGCTTACAAAGATTGGGTATCGCGGAATTGTTAGACCTTGTGGGCGCATGGAGTTTTATTGCGCCACAGTCAGCAAACTTTTTCCTAGAAACGTGCACATCACGTATGACGGAAAAATGAATAAGGCAGCTACCCAGCTTTTTAAAGAATTTGAAAAACATTTGAAGGCATGATCATGAGTAATGTAATTCGCTTTAGACGAAATGGGCTTGCACATAAGATCAGCCCGCAAGATGTAAAACAAAGATTAATCAACCCAAGTAAGGATGTTGATCTAAAGAAAGCAGATCAAATAATTGGAATTGATTTTGAAAGCTTGCCACATGATGAGCTTTTAAAGTTGGCTAGAGCTGGAGCTATAGACCTTATAGAAACAGATGCTCGCTATAAGAAAACCAATAATGCAACTAAACAGATTCTTCACTTGCTAGGTAGATTCTTGGATCGCCGATCTAAAGAGGAATGGAAGAAGTATAACGACTCCATGACACTAGATTCAGAAGCAGCAGCAAGAGCTATCGCCTTTGAGGAAGCCAATAACATCTTGCCAGAATTAGCGGGCAGTACGTTTGCCAATGTGTTTGCAAATAAAAATGAGGTGCAACCATGAACTTTTTGAAACAAGTAACTCTTAATTATAAGCACCTTCAAGCAACAAGTCTTTTTGCTGCACATCGTGAAGTAAGGTTCTACTTAATGGGTGTATTGGTTAAAGATGGAGTGATGGCCGCAACAAATGGACATTGTGCTCTTATCTGTGACGCTCCAGAAGTAAAAGATTTAGAGGTGATTATCCCAATTGAAATAGTTAAATCTTTTATTAAAAAGGTCGGTAATAACCCAAAAGTAAAGACTATCACTTTAAGCCAAATTGATGATGAATTTTGGTTGCTGGATTACGAAAATGGGATGTTTGAATTCTTCCGACCAATTGACGGCAAGTTTCCAGATATAAGCCGTGTTGATATTCCAAAACCGACCGAACCCCCTAAAGAGTTTGTGCAGTGGAATTTAGAATATGTGGGCCAATTCATGAAGTGCTCCAAAATTCTTAATTGCCGATTCCCTCTCTTTTATCCATCTGGTGCCACTACTTCAACTTATGTGGAATTTGTGGACGGCGTACACGGCCTATTGATGCCATTGCGAGTTTGAGGAGAAAGCTAATGTTAGATTTGAATAAGGAAAGAGAGGCTTTTCTGAATACCTTCCAATATTACAAAGGAAGAAGAGACATTATTTTTAGTAATGAGCATGAACTGTTTATGACTAGATCAAACAATCCTTCTGAAATTGCTCAGAAAGAAATAAGCAACATGAATAGACGTTGGGATGCTTGGCTTAGATGTGCAAAGCATCGTGATGCAGAGCTAGAAAAAGCCAAAGCTCAGGCGGTGCCAGAGGGTTACTGTTTGGTACCGAAAGAGATTCCAGACAGCGTTGTTAGCTGTTTAGAAAATAGTGGATTCCATTGGGGCGATGGGACTCGTGATCATTACACGCCTATTTATTCTTTGATGGTTGAAGTGGCAAGCGAATCGGGAGCTGAGGGATGAGTGAATTATATAGCAGTCAAGCTGTCAAAGATGTTCTTAATGAAAGAGAACGCCAAATTATAAAAGAAGGGTATTTACCTGAATTTGATAATCTCTATGAAGCAAATGAATTGCCACGAGCTGCATCTTGTTACGTTGATCATGTAGTAAGTAGAGGTTGGGTTTATAACAGCAAAGATTTCGGCCCCGAAGTGTATATGGATGAGGATGCTGCAGGATGGTGGCCTTTTGCTGATACTTTCTGGAAACCAAAAAGCCCAAGACAAGATTTGGTTCGTGCAGCCGCTTTATTAATTGCGGAGATTGAGCGTCTTGATCGAGAAGTTAAAGCGGAAAGTAAGGAGTAATGATGAAACGTTTAAATAAATTAGCCCGCATGACTCCAGAGGAAAAATCTGCACTTAAAAAAGAATTTTGGGAAGCTGCAAATGATGAGCCATTTCCGCCAGAAGTGGTCGCCGTGGTTCTGGATGTTTCAACTTCGCTTCTGCAGCAAAAGCGAACCCATGGTGGTGGAATTCCCTATACAAAAGTCAGTCCACGTAAAGTTCTTTACATCAAGTCAGACGTTATTGAGTATGTAAAGAAAAGAAAAGGAACTAATACGTCTAATGTAAGCGGCTCATAAGCCGCTTTTTTAATGCCTGTAAATGTAGCCAAGATGTAGCCTAAAAAATTAAAAATGTAGCCGTGTAGCCAGTATGTAGCCACAACCATAAAAGCCAAATAGCGCATAATATTGTTTAATGTTGCATAATCACTAAAATAATGATTTATTTAGGCTTTTATTGTTGCATAATATTGTTTAATGTCGCCTAATGTTGCAAAGATTTACAAAATTACCTTGAACTTTAGGGTTCAAGGGTAACGACATGCAGCGGCATCTTCGGAGCATTTATTTTTAATAGATAACAATAACTTAAAACAAAATCCCCTACTTAAAACTCTCTTTTTTAATAGACCAAACCTTCAAAATAGACTCTTAATAGACTTCACAATTATTGTATTGTATCGTTAGGTATTGCTTTGTATTGCTTAATTTAAAGATGGCTCAACACATTAAATTTACTAAATCGGTAATAGACTCTATTCCTTTGTCTGAAGAGAAACAAATCTTTTACAGAGATACAGTAACTATAGGATTTGGCTTATGTGTGGGCAAAACTAAAAGCTATTTTGCTGAAAAGAAAATGCCTAATGGCAAGTCTAAACGTAAAGTTATTGGAAAACATGGCGTCTATACATTAGAACAAGCCAGAACTGAAGCTAAACGGCTTCTTATCTTGATGGATGAAGGTGTAGATCCAGTTAAGCAAAAGCGTGATTTACGAGCTTCAGCAATTCAAAATGATGCCTTACAAAAGCTAGTCCCTACCCTTAGTGAAGCTTACCAATACTATAAATTGCGTAAAAAGCTGGCGGAAACATCTTTAATTGCCTATGACGGATGCATAGAAAACTACTTTAGTGATTGGAAAGATTTAAAACTTGACCAAATCACCAGTGCAATGATTATTGATCGTCATCTGAAGCTTTCGAAAGCAAGCCCTTCCCGAGCTAATCTTGCATCAAAATTTTTACATGCTCTCTTTAACCATACGATTAGCAGGTATAAGGATGAGTCCGGGAATAAAATTCTAAATATAAAAAACCCGGTTGTTATCGTTAAAGAAGAAAAAGCTTTCAATAAAATTAAACGTAGAAAAGGCCATGTTCGTGCAGATCAGCGCGAAGCATGGGCATTGGCTGTGGCCACTACTTATTGGATGGGTGAACAAAATAACGATTTTAGAGCGTACACAAACCAAGACTTTTTATTCTTACTTGCTCTAACTGGTTTTAGACGTAGTGAAGCAGAATCTGTTGAATGGAAAAATGTAGATCTTCAATTTGGTACCATCAAAATTATTAATACGAAAAACCATGAGGATCTTTTGCTACCTATGGGTGATACCCTTTGGCACATTATGCGTGAACGAAAAAAACGTGCCGGTGATAACAAATATGTCTTTACCGATAGAAATGGTGTTTCCCATATTTCAGACCGCCGAGCAGCACGTGACAAAGTAACTGAGAATTCTGGTATCGAATTTACGTTCCATGATTTACGCCGCACCTTTGGCACTATCGCGAACAGCTTGGCCATAGGAAGCTATACGATTAAAAGGCTAATTAACCATACCACTGACGATGATGATAACGATGTGACTGATGGATATATTCAAGTTTCTTTCGATGATTTAAAGAAAGCTATGAATATGATTGAAGACGTGATTATTTCTGAACCAGTAAAAGCATTAATCAAAAGTCGCTTATATTTCGAGAAAAATGAATCGAGAAATCAGGCTCAAGAATTAATTAACCACCACATTCAAGTGTTAGATAACTTTAAAATGGCAGGCCAAATTCTAGATTTTTAGAACTCAAGTTTTAAGAAATCCTTAAGTAATTGAAAAATTCTTCTAAATAGTTAAAATTAATGTGACGCATTTATCACTTTATATAAATTATGAAAAAGATATTTTTAGCTGCTTTAGCAACAATTGGTTTACAAGCCTGTACTACACCTTATCAAGAAATGGGGGCTTCTGGTGGCGTTGAAGCCACTATTATTGATGATAATGTCTTTCAAGTACGCGCATCTGTAAACGGATATACCCATAAATCGATAGCAAACCAGTACGCATTACGTAAAGCTGCTGAAGTATCTAAATCGCTAGGGTGTAGTTATTTCTCAGCTATTAACAATACAAGCCAGAGTTACAATCAAAATATTTCTAAAGTTGATGCTGGCCTTAAGACTACCCCAAATGGTGTCTATTATGTCTCAAGTGCTGGTACACAATATAAGTTAATTAAACCATCCAGAAACAATACCTATGTTTGCTTTAATGAAAAGCCAAACACTGTTTTGCCTGGTTTAATTTACAACGTTAAGTATGTTCTGGGTTCTCCAATGCCTACAGGTAAATTCAAAGTTCCGAATAGCTGGCGTTAAAGATATATACCATGAGGGTGAATAATAGCGTCTACAGTCTATTATTTACCCTCTTTTTATTTATATTAGTTATGATGGAAAAGTAATTTCGAAAATCATAAAGAGGTTACTTTGTATGTGCGCGAACTATGAACCTATAAATAAAGATCGAGTTCACCTACTAGATCTATTCGAACCGACATTCGACTATAAGAATGGTGTTTATCCGGGTTACGACTGCCCTCTTATTTTTTAAATATAAAAGAACCAATACATTTTATAAAACGAAGCAAGTCTATTTTGCTTCGTTTTATATAAATTAAAAATATATTTATTTACATTGGCTCAACATATCAAGTTTGTTATTTACTACCTGAGTTTTTACATCCAGCAAACTTAACAAACTTGGGAATAAATTATCCTGACTTAACTTTTGTTTAGTTTGTTGGCTTAAACAATTCACTTGAGCAAGATTATGTTGTTTCCAACTTTCAGAGAACCACATAATCATTGGTACATGTGTTTGTTGGCTCGGTGCGATTGCATAAGGTGAACCATGTAAATATAAACCATGTTCTCCGGTTGATTCGCCATGATCAGATAAATACCATAAACCTGTCTGATACTTTGATATTTCTTTTAGAGTATTAATCATTTGGCTTAATACATGGTCTGTATATACAATTGTATTATCATAACTATTTAGCAATTCAGTTTGCGAACAGCCCTGTATCGCATTAGTATCACAAGTCGGTTTAAAAGGTTGATATGCCTCAGGTGCACGCTTGTAATATGCAGGTCCATGACTACCCACTTGATGCAGAACAATCAAACGCGGACGATCATCATCTTTGGCAATAGTAGCCAAATACTGCTTTAAGCTGTCAATGAGAATGTCATCATAACATTCGCCATCTTTACACCATTTTTTCTTTAAGTTTTCTGGAATCTGGTATTGTTCAACGCGATCACATGCACCTTTACAACCCGAGTTATTATCAATCCAAGTCACTTGGTAACCCGCACGTTTTGCAATATCTAATAAACCTTCGCGGTGACTAGCTAATTGCTCATCATAATCTACACGTGGCATACCCGAGAACATACATGGCACAGAAACAGCTGTCGCCGTACCGCATGAGCTCACTTGCGAAAAGTTGAAAATATCTTGTTTAGAAAGCTCCGGATTCGTATTTTTTGCATACCCATTTAGAGAGAAACTTTCGGCACGTGCCGTTTCACCTACAACAAGTATCATTAACTTAGGGAGGTTCTTTTGTACTTGCTGAACTTGATGAGCATCTTGTCCATATATCACAAGAGGCAGATTTTTCTTCGGAGCCTTCTTATGATAGTAAGACATAAGCGATGAAATACTATTTTGCGGTGAAATCATCCCTTTTAAATCACGATGCTCACGAAATATTGCAGCGAAATCGACATAGTAAGTAAAAAGTAAAACACCGACCACTGCAAATGAAGCTACCAGTGAGAATACTTTCTTCAATAACAACCGTGATGCTTTTTCTTGTTTAAATTTAACTTGAGTAATTAAAAAAATGGGCAAAATAACAAAAAAAACTGTCCATAAAACAAAGCGTAAAGAGATTAGATCGGTAAATTCCGAAACATCGGTCTGCACCATATTTTGAATTTGGTCGGGTGAAATAATGACACCCAATGTGTTTACAAAATAAGAGCTAAAGCCACCAATAAATATCAATAAAATTGCAAAGATTTTGGCAGTCCATTTCCAATTTATTAATTGAAAAATTAAATTATATGCCGCTATTAAAATAACTAATGTCGCCCCTAAGAAAAGAACTGACTTAATACCATTATAAGGTGTAAGTTGATGGATTTTTTTAAAAAAACCTATATTCAGAAATAAACCTAGCCAGATAGATAAAAGCAAATTAAAATTTAATAGTGTAACATCCTTGCATATTTTTTTGAATTTAAAAACATTAAGTGCCATTTTTAAAAACCATTAAATATAAAAAATGCTAAGATTAGATACCATACCTTAAAGAAAAATTAAAAAAGAACCTTTGTAATATTCTTTATTTATATGACGATGGCTCCTTGAGCTAAAAAATCAGTTCATTATTTGAACACATTTTATAAATAAAAAATTTTAAACTTTATAATTGATTATTTTAAAATCTTAAAACCGATTAATTATTCGGCTTTAAGACTATATTTTTATTACTAAATTTGAAGACAGGAGATAAGAACTAACTTTATATCTTTAGCAACCTAAATATGCATAGTTATCCCCAGTTGAAATGCTCGCCCTGGTAGAGGGGCAATATATTTTAGAGGAGAGTTTTGTGGTCTAGCCTCTTCGTTCAGCAGATTTGTACCATTTAAAAATATATCAAATGAAGCATTTTTAATCTTTAATTTTTTATCTATCTTAAATTCAAGTAAGTTGTAACCAGATAAAGGAACTTCCTGTATTACATTCTTACCTAGATATCTTGGCTCATCGTAGTAAATACTTGAAATTTTACCTTTCCAAGAATCATTTCTCCACTCAAGAAACATGCCATAACGATTAGTAGGCATATTTGGTAGGTAAACTCCATCATTAGCTAACCTTATATCTGTAGGATTAACAGCCTTATTTTTAACAAAATCAGCTAAACCACCTAGTTTAATATTCCCAATATGAGCTAGATTAAAATCATAAATTAAATCAATTTCAAACCCTTTGACGTCAGTGTCTGTCTGTTTCCAGTATTTTAAAGGTAATCGATTTTGCACAGCAACACCTGAATGAGATAAATACATATAATTTTCAAAATCCATTTGATACCCAACAAGTTGCATGACCCAATTATTCCAATTCAAAAACATACCTAACTCTAAACTTTTAGATTTTTCTGGTTTGAGATTCTGGTCGCCTTCTTCTTGTGCCATAACAGAATAGTGAACATTACTTGAATAGAGCTCATTCACTTCAGGTGCTCTTTCTGAAATACCATAATCAACTTTTAAATTTATAAAATTATTAACCTTATATTCTCCTCCGATAAAATATTGGTTTAAATTATATTTTCTATTTTCTATTCTTGAATTACTAGCATTTCTTGCTAGTTTAAAATCATTATCTTGAAGCTCATGTTCAATTCTTTCAAAACGATAGCCCGTATTTAAAGTAAATTGTTTGATATTTAATTCTTCTTGTAAGAATATAGCTTTACTAATAGTACTTACATTAGGTAAATAGCGCTGAGTACCACTTCCTTCGATATTCCTATTTTTAAGGCTAAAACCAAGTATCCCATCTAATCCCTTAAAGGATGACTGTTTCATTATTAATTCAATTAATTGATTATCAATTTTATACTCATTAGCTTTTGCAGTACCAACATATTCTCCAGATTTATTAGAAAGCTGTTGAAAATTCAAACTTATCTCTTCTGCAGAGGAAATTGGTTGGATAAAATTGGAATTTAATACAAAACGATTTTGATCTATTTTCACACCAACCGGTAATGTTTCATAAGAATCAGCAAAAGATTGATTTTGTAATGAAAATCCTGGTACACCATATTCACTTTTTTTCTTATCTGCACTCAATCCAATGAAACCTTTATCAAAAAAGTATGTTGTTCCAAACCCAATATTCTCATTCTGAGCATAACTGTTACCTAATTTTTTAAAATAATTTGGTGTAACATCCGTATTGATCTTTTTTATTGTATTTTGCGGAGTATTAGGTATGTACTCTGGATTTTTTGGATTTATATATGTTTTTCCTCCCCATATAGATGTGGGCTTATCTGTATAAAAAGAAAAATCGCCATCTGCCCAATCAGGATTCTCAGTCATAAATTTATCTATGTATGGTTGTGACGACTTGTTATAAATATGTTGGACTCTACTATCTTTTTGACAGGAAGCTGCTAATGCACTATTGATCCCACCTGAATTTGAAAAAATCTGGTCTTCACATAATTTGGCTTTACTATTTCCTGGAATTTTATAAGAAGAAATTTCATATTCTGAATATCTTATATTTGTAGACCAGTTTTTTTGATCATTGATGTTAAAATTGAACCCCTTTACATCAAAATCATTAAATCCTTTCCGAAAGACAATATCTAATTTGTTTGGCTTTTCTTCAATTTTTTTAGGAATTAAACCCGATTCTATTTGAACACTCCCGCCTATTGCATTTCCGCCATAACGAATATTATCTGTATTTTTGTTCACTATCACTTTTTCTATAAAAATTGGATCGAATGGTATATTAATATTTCCACTAAATGCATTCATTCCATTAATAAATTCTCCATTTTCAATTACTCCAACCCGATTTCCACTCAAACTACGTATAACTGGTGCACCTGCATTGGGTCCAAATGAAGTACTTTGTATACCTGTTATATTTTTAAGAGCATCACCTATTGTATTGGAACTTTCTACTTTTTCTTTGTCCACCACATAATTTTTTTCCTTTAATGCATTTGCCTTAAAAACAAGAGGCTTTAAAATTGCAATTCTCTCCTCAGCTTGCACTTGCTGAATTGCTATAAAAATTAACGGTAAAGCTGCCAAAGGTTTCATAATCCCCCCCTTTTTTAAGAAAAGGTTATATTATAACATAACATTAAAAAAACAATCCCTATACATCCAAGCACTTTCATTTATTAGTAAACAGAAAATGATGATTCAAGTTAAATAAGTAGTTTCTTTATTCATTTGATGCTTTTTGGATTCTTTTAACAGATTGAAAAGCTTCTCAACTACAACAGAAGAAATTTCATTACACAATTTAAGGATAGAAGTATGTGCACAACCCTAGGATGAAAGATAGAGGATTATCAAGCTATACAATAACAAACATAAGACTACTCGAGCTTTGTAGAAGTATGTGAATTGAAGTTTATTAAATAGCCCTGATCATTCAGGGCTTTTTTTTATAATGCTCTAGCGCAAATTGAGACATTGACATTGCTATTGATCGTATGAGCTGTGCATCCTGAAAATAGAATGCACAGCAATGTAATTGTTAAAGCTATCTTTGATCGTCTGCAATGAAAGACTTTCATATAACAACTCGATTGGCGATCCAACCATAGAAAAACTGTTCCTGGCTAGGATTGCGTTCACAGATTTCAATGTAACGTTGCCCTTGCATGATATTAAGAACACGCACCAGGACTTTTTCGCCGTCTTTTCCACGCTTGGCCAGATAAGTTTTGAGTGCATTAAGAGTTGCTGGACCATAAATTCCGTCAACTGTTAAATCTGGCCAACCTGCTTTACCTTGGTTATTCAGCAAATTTAAAGCACGCTGTAAGAGTGGTTTTGCAAATCCGGTACCGCAATTTACCCCAGTATCTAAAAGCTCTTCAGCAACTAACGAGCTAATTACATTCACTTGATCAAATCGCGGATCTGTCCAATACTGCTTTTTATAAATGGCTTTGGCCACATCAAGCGGTAAATCTTTCATGTTGCCCTTAAAGCCGTTAGTACGTGCTACTGCTTCAGTAATACCGTACTTTGTTTCACCGCCTCGATCAGCTGGGTTATTTACATACCCGCCTTCACGCTTAATGAGTTCGTCAAGATATTGTTCAATGTTCATTTAACTTTTCCTTAGGTAATAAAAAACCGCCCGAAGGCGGCATTAACTGTTTTCAATGTCTTTTCTGGCTTTCTTAAACTCTTTGATCACTTCCACAATCGTTTTACCTTCCTGTTTATCTATGAAGTTAAAAATCCAACGGACCAAAGCCCAACCGGGTAATCCACAAACAAAGAAGAACCCACCTAGAGCAATCATCCCCCATACATCAGTAACCCATTCATGAAGCCCCCACTTCACAATAATGAATGAGCCGCCAGCCAAACTTGATACAACCGTACAGATCAAGCCCACTGCCCACTCTTGTGGTGAGCGTGGCATACGTGTCATTAATACTACTGCTGCAACTAAAGCGACCGCTAAAGTCACCATGATTGCCGCTCCATAAAATTTTAAAATTGCTGTTAAACCGCTTGTGGAAACTGGTTCCATTTATATCTCCAGAAAATTTAGGCAATAAAAAAGCACCCGAATTGGGTGCTCAAAGTTCTTTTAAGATTTAAAGTGTTTGTAGAATTTTCCCTCCATTGATCAATTGAGTTGTAAGTGGTGCCACCCCAACAATTGCAGGTCCACCCGGCCCCGGCTGGCCTTCAGTTGTGCCATGGTATTGCCAGTTCCATGTTCCATCATTGGTGGACTTGGTACCGCGCTGGCCCCAACCTCCACCATCACCAGACAATGGAGATCCATATCGATCATTTTGGGTTCGGTAACCTTTACCGGGTACCGAAGCTTCGGCATCGGT